AATCTTTGATAAGATTACAGAGGCGATGAATCCCGAATTCGCTGATGAAACACCAATCAACCCATTTGATATGTGGGAAGGTGCTAACTTCAAGTTGAAGATTCGTAATGTTGAAGGCTATCGCAACTATGACAAATCAGAGTTTGCTGATAAGTCTGCATTGCTTGATGGTGATGATGAGAAACTTGAAACACTTTGGAAGAAAGAATTTTCTCTGAAGGAATTCACCGAACCATCTAACTTCAAATCATATGAAGTATTGAAGGCGAAACTTGATAAAGTTTTAGGCTTTGATGGTGGTTCTTCTGTAAAGACTAAGGCAGAAGATGCCGTCTTTAAAAAGTTTGATGATGAAGATGTTGCAGTAATCGATAAAAAGATTGTTGAACATGATGACGAAGACTTGGATTACTTTAAGTCTTTAGCAGAAAAAGAGTAAAATCTTTTATGCAAATTAAACCCCGCCTTGTGCGGGGTTTTTTATTATGCGATTGGTCTTAACAGATACTTCATTAAATCGCCATTGTATGGATTCATATTACCATTTGCTCCACCAGAAGAACCACCAATTACTGAATTCGTTGTTGGTGCATTAATAACAGTTGTTCCGCCACCCATAAGTCTATATTGTTGTTCCATTAATGAGGCTTGTGAAGATGCTAAAGTGCTTCCTGTTGGAGTATTATTTTTTGCTAAAGCAGTACCATGACCCATTGGTCCACCATGTTTTAATGCAGCTATAGTTGCATTAACATTTGTATTTAATTGTGGATTGGTTTCTGCAGCTACACCTTTAAGCCCCAAAATATCCAAAGAATTTAAATTGCCTTTTCCTGCATTTTGAGCATCAATTAATTTTTTAGCTCCCAATGGACCAACAGCATGAGCCATAGATAGATATTCTTCTGTATCTGGTAATCCATAAGCTCTCAATGATTTAGCATTAGAATCTGTATATGCTCGCATCATCATTTCTTGATTTGGTCCATTAAACATATCATTCGGACCAAGCCCAGCTAATTTGGCGGCTGACATTACATCCATAAATTGATATTTACCAGCCGCTTGTTTATTTGTCTTCTTAGCTTTTTGATCCGCTTGCCATGCACCAACTTCACCAATAGTATTTTCTGTGACCAACTTGCCATTTATCATTGCGCCGCCGGCTTTACCGAAAATGGTATCATATTTTCCGCCAGCTTCTCTTGCACCTATTCTTTCTGCGTAAGAACTACCGTCACTTGATGATGTTGGTGATGTGCTTCCGCCTCTTTTAGCATCACCACCAGGTGTCACCTTTGGTGCTGGCGCAGCTGTGGGTGAAGGACTTACAGCACTAGTAGTGTCTGCTGCTACAGGTGTTGGTGAAGAAGCCTTTTCATAAGCATCAAGTTCTTTTTCATATTCAATAAACCATTCGTATAAATCATATACATCTTTTGCCAACATACCAACACCAATAGCAGAAATCAACAAAGAAGCGCCAGCACTAAAAGGCGCAGCTATAACTCCAGCTGCAACTGTTGCCATTTTAATTGCCATCCAAGTTCCAAATTTTTGACCAAGTTTACTCAACATTATTTTTGATGCGCCTTTTTCATATGCTTTTTTCATCACCTTGGCTATTTTTTCCCATAGCGTTTTATTTTTTTCCATTTCACGATTTGCACCAACAGAACCAAAACTTGTAAGTGGTTTACCAGATGCCGCTGGTGATGATACTGCTGATGGTATTGCAGAAGATGCCGATGGCAACCCACTCAAACCACTTTTCAAAAGACTTGCTCCTACCGCAGCATTAGTAGCATATCCTGCTATTTCGCTACCACGCATACCTTCTGGTTTTTTCGGAGCAATTTCTTCTCCTGGACTGAATGATTGTCTTGCTTGATTGTCTATATCTTCTTGTGCTAGCCTTCTTGCATCCTCTTCACTCTCATTTTGTTCCAAATAATATTGTATACCTTTACCTATTACACCTATACCAACAGCAGTGCCAAGGCCTCGCATCCACCCACCCCTACTGCCTTTTGGACCACTACCTTTTCCTTTTCCTTTATCTGGACCACCAGGCAAATCCATGCCGCCACCTCTTCCTATATTAGCAGCACGAAGTAGAATTGCAGTTTCTAATGCAAACATTGCTATTTTGAAACCAACAAATGCACCAACCACATCACCTATAGTAATACTCAAATTACCAAATGGAGTTTCTATTTTAGTTAGTTCTACTTTAAATACTTCTAATATTGCATTAAAGATTGCTTTTATTGCGCCAGCAATTGATGCTTGAACATCTTTGTCTTTAAGTGCTTCGCCAACAACTTCAAATGTTGCTTTAACTCCATCGAAAAAACCTTTTAAAAATTTTGTAATGAAGTCGAGAAAATTTGCTCTTGTTTCTGGATCTTTTAAAAATTGCCCAATTATACCTGATGCTAAAATAACACCAAAAAGACCTTTGAAGAACCCACCAAATGCTGATACTATATCTTTAGCGCCACCTAACAATGAACCTAACATACCAAGAAAACCACCACCTTCTTTTTTACCAGCAACTGGCGTTGGCGCCAATCCACCACTATTCCTCTTATATTGTCCTTCATATTGAGCTTCTCTATCAGATGCTCTTTTGAAGAACATATCTGATGATTTTGTTGCAGTTCCTCCACCCAATTTTACCATCTTTTGCATATTCAAACGCATCACATTCATATCTCTTGCCATTGCAGGAAGAACGATTGTATTTTTAGCAGTTAATTTTGAATCGACACCTATACGGGTGAGTTTTTCTTCCATAGATTTTGAAACATCACTCCCACCACCTTTAGTGTCTCTAACACCGCTGCCTTTGTTTGCACCATATTTGTAAGGTTTACCAAACATTTTTTCAAATGCGGCTCCACTAACTCCAGATTGTGGTAACATTCTGCGAATGTCAGTTTTCTCTTTTATTCTTGAACCAGAAGCGGAAAGTAGTGCGCCTAAGAGCCCACTCTTTTTAAGTTCTTGTCGATAAATTTCTGCTAGTCTTGATTCTGTTGCCATTTTTTATCTCTTATTATTAGCGGCTTGTTGTTCCAATCTTTGTTTCTCTTCTTCCAAATGTTGCGATAGCATAGAAACATATAATTCTCTTTCCCAAGGTATCATGTTGTCAAGTTCTGTAAGACTGTATTTGTGATGTTGCATCAACGCAAAATTAGTCTTATAGTAATTCCTTAGGTTATCATGATATAAACTTATCCGAAAAAACTTTGCACACCCTCCAGTGTGATGTTTTCTTGATAATTGCATTTTTTACAGCTGTAATCAACCCTCTTTTGTAATTTTGGCATTGTGTCAAAAAACAATCTGATATTTTCCAAATCTTTTTGTTGAAGATTGTCCACAAACTCTATAATCTCATCTCTTGTGTTATCTTTCATATGATATACAGTATCTTCATCATATACTTGTTCAATTGATGCATAAATTAAATCCATAATAATTTCATTATCTTCTTTACCGGAAGCTTTTTGCATCAACTCAAAAGTTGGATACTTCATAACAATACCAACTTTATCAGTCAATTGAAATTTGTTCGTATGACCTTCGTTGATAGTTGGTTTAATTTCCAATACATTAAATGAAATTTCATTGATTGTACCACAATCTTTATCTTCACCTTTTTCATCTTTTATAAGATTGTTACATCTGTATTTTAGATTAACAACTTCTGAAACCGACCTTGCTCTTAGATGCATAAACAAATATTCTAAATCAAATACAGGCAAATCATCTATATTGATATCACTCAATACGCAATTTTTCAATACTTGCCTGATGACTTTGATTGTTGCTTCAACATCATCATTCTCTGTATTCATTAAAAATAGTTTTTGTTCTTTTACTAAAAATGGTCTGAACTGAACCACTTTGCCAGTTGATATAAGTTTCACTTCATAAATTGGCGTGTCTATCTTAGGTAACATAATGTCCTCACTTTATTAAAAAAATTTAAGTTAATGCTTTACCGAAAGGTGATATCTTAGCAAGACCAACTCCAAATAGAGCGGCTGCAGCTGCAGCGATATCGTAACTTCCGGTATATACTGGTTTGTATCTTTGATAAGCAAATTGTACAGATAGTCTATGAAATCCATCTTCAGCCCAACTCAATGGTTGTGCTGATACTCCAATTGGAAATGCATCAACTAATTCAACTGCATATATTTGCTTAATAAAATCATCATACTGAATCACCTTGATTGGTGTCATATATCTTGTGTCTTCATCTTTTGCGTATCTCAGATTGTTTGTGTCTGATGGATGAATTGCTTCTATCCAACGGTCAAACAATTTTCTTTCCCAAAACTCATTCGTACACAAAAAAGTTAAAGTCATCTCATTGTATTGTGTTTGATGTGGAACTTTATATGTTGGACCATATACTTTCGCTTCATGTGTCATCAATGTTCTACCAGGCAACTCTGCGGCCTCACATTGTAATGCAAGATATCTTGATAGTGTAGAATTTGCACCAGTTGGTGATTGCCCCATCGCACTACCAATTGTATCTGTTATTGTACCAAAGATTGCGTTTGGTAAATTAAATAGTGCCTCAAGAGCACTTGCAGACATGAATTTTGCAATATATGTTGGTAACGGAATAACAACTTCAAATCTAGATGGTTTTGCAGGACCATCTTTTGAACGCATATGCGACAAAAATAAATTTGGAGAGAATGACATTAGAATTTTTTCCTTGAGTCTGCGTAAACTTTACTAGTAGTGGCACCAACAAATGTTTCAACGGGTAACATTGCGGCAATGTCCCATTCATCTGCGGAGATTTCTAAAAATCTGGATTGTATATGACTGTATAAATATCTCTTAATACATGGTGTCGCCTCAAATGCTCTAGAAGCACCTGCAAGGTAACTGTAACTCACTCTTAGTTTTGTCTTTGAATCAAACTTATCATTCGTTGCAGTCTCACTCAATTTGTCTAAAAGAATCAATCTTTGTTTTGGGTGAATGTAATGTAAATTTAAACCTAAGAATCCATCTTTATATGATTCAATAGGAATCACCAGTGGGAATCTGTCATAGTATGGTAAGGTATCTTTTGTCTTTGGGTCATAAAAGTAAAAGTACATTTTACCAATTG